TGTGTAACCACTTGTTGAACTATAAGCTTGAAGGTCTACGTTGATGTAGATAACACCGTCTTGGTCACAAATGTTGTTGTATTTACCAGTTCTACCAGAACTCTTGGTACCATACTCAACAATACCCTTACCGTATTTTTGAGTTACGATATTAATAGGAAGTGCAGTGTAACCAGCAGTGTGTCCACTTAATTGGTTACTAGCCACGGTTAATGACGCTAAAAACTCTTCGGTATCCATAACGTGACCGTTAGGACCCGCAAGTTTACCCGCCCCATCATAAGTAGCGGTGAAACCTGAAACTTTCAAAATTACACTTCCTACAGAATTACCAGTTGTAATTGCTGATTGTGTTGATGCGGAACCATTAGAGAATGTTACCAACTCAATTGGGTTCACACTAATAGTGCTGAATGAACCTTTTGAATAGTCGAACAAACCTTGGTCGTTCGCATCGCTACCTTCGTAGAAACGGTCATAAAGGTTATTACCTGTATAACCAGTGTTAGGGTCAGTCAAAGAACTTGGGAAACCGTAAGGTTGGTAGTGACCATTACCTGCGGTTCTTTCTTGAATTTTAGGTACAAAGTAGAACAATTTACCAATAGGTAAGTTCATTGCTTGTACAGATACGATGTCATTCGCCAACAATTTGGAGAATACACGTCTGATGATTGGAAATACAACAGTTTCAAATGAACCTGATGCGTCAGCAACAGCTGCTTCGTTTATCAAATATGACGCTTGGTTTTCATATAATTGCGCGATATTATCTTTTTGATGACCGCCAAGACCCTCAAGGAATCCTAACTCATCCCATTTTTTAATGGTATCTTCTTTGATAACACGGAGGTGTTTTAATCCAATGTTACCAACCATACCTGATTCTAATAATGCTCCCATTTTTTTAGATTTTTATTTTAAGTTTATTTTTTATTTTAATTTTTGCATCAAATCTTTCATTCTTTTGAATTGTGGATTTTCATAAGCCTTAGACTCGGACAATACATTCGTAGAAGAAGATGTTGGTGCGTGATTTATTTTTTCAACCACCGATTCAGTCACTGGTTTTTTTGTTTCCAACTCGGTTTTTATTGAACTATATAAGTTCTTAGACTCTTTCAAGGTTGAGATTGAATCGAATCTTTTTAAGATATTTAATTTTTCTTGTTTTGTTGTTGAATGCTCGGTAAATAAACGAGTAGCATAAGCCAAATTGGCGTTAAAGACAGCAACTTCATTTAACTTATCTTTGAATAAGACTAATGCCTTTTTATATTCATCGTTTTGTTTTTTCAGTTTACTAACTTCTTCGTTAATTTCGTCTCTTTTGTTACCTGCTTTGTACACGTTTTTTGATTTTAAACCCCCATGGTAACCATAACCCATTGTACGAGCAGATTCATCGACATCTCCTTCAACTGGTTCCACATCTCCCTCCATTGCGTCTTCAGGTGACATATCACCCTCATCTACGTCATCAAGTTCAATTTCGTAAACAGTTTCATCAGACATCATTTCGTCTTCATCGACCGGCATTTCATCAGACATCATTTCGTCTTCATCGACCGGCATTTCATCAGACATCATTTCGTCTTCATCGACCGGCATTTCATCAGACATCATTTCGTCTTCATCTAATTGAATGATATACTCATCATCACCGTCAGATAACTCAATATGATTATCATCTTTTTTGACAATTACACCATCATTAGGACCCATTGCTTTGAAAACTTTTAAAATTTCGTCTTCATCCGCACCGGTCATATCTAATACATCATCATCGGTGTCCATGCCGTCCATAGTTGGGGTCATGTCACCATCGGTGTCCATGTCGTCCATAGTTGGAGCCATGTCATCATCGGTGTCCATGTCGTCCATAGTTGGAGCCATGTCATCATCGGTATCTAATGAATCGATATCTTTTGATGGTTCATCATCTTCATTATCTGGATTTTCTTCATCGCCAGTTTCTACTGGTACATCATCTGTATCCTCTTCAGAATCGGGTTGTTCGTCAACCTCTTTCTCTTCTTCCAATGATTCTTTTAGCAAATCGTTCAGTTCCTGTTTCATTGTAGAAGCCAGTATACCTTTTGCGTTCGCTTTTACTGCTTCTTCAAGTGTCTGTACTTGAAGTAACGCTTGTTCTAAAATTGATTTGTTGCTC